GTTTACTTTGGAATCAATGTATTGGGTACGAAACATGCCAGAAGCTAAAGCTGCGAAGTTTCGCATGATTAGCCGATTGTCGGGCATCAGGAGAGGAGATGAGAATGTTGCATATATGAGCCAGATGTATAGATTTGTAGTCTTTTGAGGGTTTACTTTCGCATAGGGAAAGTCTTCAGTTGGTTGGTATTCGTCCCAGTGGTAATAGGACATGTCAGCAATGAATATAATATTCATTAGTTCAAACAGTACGCGGTGGTCGAATTGAGACCAGTCGCCGGAAAATACAAAGTACGTACGAGGTAATTGCGGTAATAGTTCGGATCTTAGTTTGATCCAGCCGCCATTGAGGGTTTCGTAGTTCCATAGAAGGGGGGAGAGACCAGAGTCGAGGTATTCACGAAATAGTGGATAAGAAAATTGACACTCAGGAATGAGTTGTGTTTTACTTACGCCGTAAACTAGACGATTCTTAATCTTCATGTTGCCGTGAACGGCTTTGCCAAGTCCGGGACGGACGTGAGCAGTCATGGGATAGAGAAAATCTTGTGTAAAGTTATGGTTAAAGCATTTTCCTTCTTTGATTAGGTGGATCTTCGGTCTTAAGTCTTGGAAGACATAATTATACAGGTTGTGGAAGTTGGCTTTTCGATTATCGATCTCGCCGTTGTTGAAACGTTCTAAGAGATAATGTTGGACATTTCTACTGTTAGAGTAGGGTAGTTCAATGTTGGATGAAAGAGGCCATGGGTAATATCGGGTATCTGCAAAGTGCATTGGAAATATTTTCTTTCGGGGTCGGAAAACATCTTGAATGGTGTCGATTGCTTCGAGAAGATTGTCGTCAAGCATTAAATTGATACGTGGTATCTGAGCTTTGAGAGTGTCTTCATATAGAGCGTCGAGTGAAACGGGTGATCTTGCGAATTGATTTTTAATTGCGTCGAGTTCGTATGAGAACATGTGTTTTTGCAAGAAGTGATCAACAATAAATTGGTAAACGTATTGATTTGATTCGTTTACTGGTTGGAATTGATTCGCTCCGTGTAAGGGACGGAATGGATTTTCAATTTCGAAGAGATTGGTATTTGATTGGGGATCAATACCTAAGTTTCGGAGCAGAGAATGATGATGGTTCATAATGATGAGTTGTTTTTTGGAAAACTTTCAGAAAACTTGAATAGGATGACTTAGCTAGATGATTTCAAATATGAAATTCGGTCTTTGAAATTCTATTGATTTTGAATCGCGCATGTAACGTTGTGAGATTTGACTTTCAATCTTGTCTCAAGCTATTTGCTTTACAGCCTTCGCG